TTATTGTATGGAATAAAGTAAATGGTATTGATTACTCAGCTAATCCGTTTTATAATGAGAATAATCAGTTTACTTTTAACTATAGTCAAAGTACAAGTAGAGTCGATGGCAGATTACTTCCGGGGTTCTGGCGCGGCGCATATATTGAAGTATTTGATACTGATCGTCCCCATACACATCCTTGGGAGATGATTGGATTCACAGTTAAGCCTAAGTGGTGGGATGAGCAGTACGGTGCTTCGCCATATACTAGTAACAATAGTATTTTATGGACTGACATTGAACAGGGTGTAGTAAGAGAACCAGGCAAGCAAATTAAAATACTAGACAGATATGCTAGACCGGGATTAAAAGATTTCCTCCCAGTAGACAGCCAAGGTAAATTAAAGTCTCCAGTTGATGCTAACTATGCTAAAAATATACAACTGTCTACAACTAGTGAAGAGTTTAAATTTGGCGATCATGCTCCTGTAGAAAATGCATGGAGAAAAAGTAGTGAATATCCGTTTAGTATTATAAAAGCAGTGTTATTAAATAGACCTGCAGAATTTATAGGTAATGGATATGATACTAGTCGAATTAAGAAAAACTTAGCAAATCAGTACGTATATGATGCAACTGATAAACCGATTACATTGCCCGATCTACAATTTCCGAGCACACAAAATGACACTACTACTATATTAACTAGTGGACTAGTTAACTTTATTCATAATCTAATTGGAAGTAACGTATTAAAAGTTTACACTGATTACAAATATAATGTCGTTAATTTACAAAATAAATTAGGATTTAAACTTGCAGGATATACAGATAAATCTAAAATTAAAATTATTCTCGATAGCAAAAGTCCATCACAAAAAGAAAATTCAAACATTTTTGTTCCTGAAGAAAATGTCGAAGTTTTACTTAACACAAGCTCTCCAGTTGACAGTGTAGTTTATACTGGTCTTATAATAGAAAAAGTAAAAAACGGTTTTACAATTAAAGGCTACGATGACGAAACTACATATTTCTCGGTATATAACCCAGTTTCTACAAATTCTGATGTAGTAATAAGCGAAGCTGGTGTTAGCGGATCTTTAAAGAAGCAATTTAGCCAACAGGTTAGTGAAATACCATATGGTACATTATTTAAAAATGTACAAGGTGTCCTTGATCATATTATAGGATATGGAAAATATTTAGAAACAAAAGGGTTTACGTTTGATTATTTTGACACCGATACTAATGAAGTAATTAATTGGACTAATTCGGCTAAACAATTTTTATATTGGGTAGCGCAAGGATGGTCAGACGGTACAACTCTTAGATTAAGCCCAGCAGCGTATGAGTTAAACTTTAAGCAAGATTATGCAATTGTTGATGACATTTACGATAATTTTTACAAATATAGTTTACAAAATGAAAACGCTCAGCCATTGCAAAGAAATTTTAGTAGTATTCTAAGAGATAAAAACAGTTTTAGTCTTAAAATAAAGAATTCTACTAACGGTATATATAATTTAAAGTTACCTCTTGTACAAAAAGAGCATGTTATATTAATTGACAACGAAACAATCTTTAATGACATTATCTATCAACCAAGCACCGGGTATAGACAAGAACGTCTGAAAGTAATAGGCTACAGAAGTGATAACTGGGACGGTAGTCTTAATATTCCAGGATTTATATACGACGATGCAAAGGTAACAGAATGGGAACCTTGGCAAGATTATGAAATTGGCAATCTTGTAAAGCATAAAGAATTCTACTATGTTGCTTTATACCAGGTATCTGGTGCAGTAGATTTTAATTATAACTATTGGCTTAGATTAAACGATAAACCAGAATCTCAAATGATGACTAACTTTGATTATAGAATTAATCAATTTACAGATTTCTATGATACCGAAAGCGATAGTTTTGATTCATCTCAACAACGACTAGCACAACATATTACTGGCTATCAAAAACGTGATTACCTTGCTAACATTATTAACGATGATATATCTCAATATAAATTTTATCAAGGAATGATACAGGATAAAGGCACAAGAAACTCAATTGATAATTTATTCAATTCGTTAAAAGGAAATGATGAAACAATACAGTTTTATGAAGAATGGGCAGTACAAAACGGTCGTTATGGTTCAGACACATCATCACAGATTGAAATTGTTTTAAAACAAGACGAAATGAGAGAATCGCCACAATCGATTGAAATTTTAGATTACATTCCAAATGACTTATTTGATACAGTATATCGAGTGCGAACACATGAACTTTTAGATCGTCCTATTGATAAAACATTTAATGTATTCCCTACAAAAATCTTAGAAGAATTCTCAGAGAGCCGAGGGTACGTTCATGAAGATGACGTTGAATATAAAACTGAATCAATTAACGATCTAAAAACAGTTGATAATAATTTATTATTACCAGGGCAGTATATTTGGATAACAAATCAAGTACCGAACGATTGGAATGTTTATCAGATTATCGATAGTCAATTTGTAGTAAGAGAGTTACTACAAGATTCTGAAAAAGACGACTTTGATCAAACTACTGCTGTGCTAACTGTTAGACAAAATAGTTTGTATAGCATTGTGCAAGGTGATTATGTTGCTATTACAGATGCACAGCTCTATAATATATTTGGTTATTTTGAAGTTAAAGAAATTGATTATGAAAAGATAACAATTATTATACCTGACTCAAATGATTTTATTGATTTTCTTGACGAAGAGTTTTCGTTATCGGTGCTTAGATCTGTTAGAGTACAAGACTTTAATGCATTTAATGACATTGCACAAAATTCGATATTTGATAATCAAAAAGCATGGATTGATGATTATGGAAATAACACTTGGGCAGTTTTAGACAATCAAGCAGTATACAAATCAGTAACGTCTTCAATTAATCCACAAGATCCGGCACTTGCATCAGATTTATCTGCAATTGATCAAAACTTTGCAAAAGAAATAACAGTTAGTAAAGACAATAAAGAATTATTTATAGCGTCACCGGAAGCAGATAATGGCAAGGTGTTCTACTATAGACGTAACCAAGATAATGAAGATTTGGGGTTAGCACAAACATTAACTAATTCGTATGATTTCTATGAAGGCGATAGTACACAGTATGGAGAAAGTATTTCAATATCTGATGACGGACTATATCTAGCAGTAGGTGTACCGTATGCAAGTAATGTAAAAACATTCTTTAAAGGACTCTATGCTGAAGATCGAGATTATCAAAAATGGGATATTGTAAAATATAAAGAAAGTCTATGGAGAGCAAACGCAAACATTTATGCAAAGCGTGGACAAGTAACGTACAGTACATTTGATAGTTATTTACAAATATTAAATAGAACCGATGATGATAGTACAATAATTAACTTATTAAGTACTGGTAATCCTACATTGTCAAATGTAACTACTGATCACATTATTGTTAGGGCACCGACTGACCAATATCTGGGAAGTAAGCCGGGTGATAAATTAAAATTACAATGGAATAGTAATAGTGATATTTACGAAAATACATACTTACCGTGGAATGGCGAAATTGCTGAATTAGATAAGGCGTTTATTGAAAGTTTACACACAATATCTGCCAAAATTGATAATATAATTAAAGTTGATAATTATTTCAAAACACCACAAATTGGTGATAGAGTTAGAATGTTTACAACTAATTTAGGATCGTCAACTGGTGAAATAACGTATATAGGATCTAATGATGGTAATCTAAACTTGTATCTTACTAATGTAAAAGGTACAGTTAATCCAACAGGCGAAATATATGTTGAATCAACTAGTACTGGGGTATTAGATCAAATTGGTAATTTTAATGAAGTTAATTACGGCTTTGACGAGTCGTTTAATGGTTATTGGAAAATAGACACAGTGTCATATAACAATGGCGAAAATACATTTGATCAAGGACAAGGATTAGTATATAAAGATTTATTCAATAGTGATACATATACACCGAGTATTGAGGGTCGTAATGAATATTTTAATATCACAGATACGTTAGCATCAGTTGGCGTTGTTGCAGGCGATCGATCATTAGCAAGTATCATAGAGCATTTAAGTAATTCAGAAAAAGAAAGCGATTTATGGCTCACTAGAGTTAGTACAGACTTTACACAGTCAGTAGAATCAAAATTTGTTGCAGTAGGCGACGAGAATAATCCGTCTTATAATTTTTATCTATACAATAAAAATAATAATGTACATGAAGCTGGATTTAAATTTGCTGATATTAATAAAGAACAGCAAGTATACGATATATGGGACGGATATCTTGACTTTGAGTATGAAGCTGTTGAAGGAAGTATTTTTACAATCGAAGTTGGAGACATATTAAAGGATGCACAGCGTCTAAGAGATCCATTAGGTAAATTAGCTAATGATTTTATTACTACTGCAAATACTGCTGAAGTACTTTATGTAAAAACGTTTGGAGATCTAAATCTACAACGTGTAAGAGCATACATTAAAATAACAGCAGGTGATTGGTCGTTAGAAGAAAATGTTGAAGAATACAAAATCCGTAGATTTAGACCAACAGACCCTAACGATCCAGTAGCTGGTAGAGAAGTTGGCGTAGTTAAAGACTTAGAAAATTTTACAAATGCAGTTGTAGTACCATCAGCTACAAATGTTGGTAAGTTTTTAGTATTCAAGCAAGATGCAATGTTTGATCAAACTAGTTTAGGTGTAATTAAGGGCAAGGAATATCTGTTCTTTACAGAAACTTTCGGAGTTATAGGCGCTGAATCATTAGCTAACATTCCGAGCAGTTTAAATAGTGACTGGGAGCAAGTTTATAACATTACTACACCAGAAGGCGCCGCAGTAAAAGCAAGCGCCAATCTATCAAACGGTGTAATTAATCAAGGATTAGTAATTATATATTACAAATCAGCACCGGATAACTTTGAAAGAGTTGCACAAATAGTTAGTGAACAAAATTTTGAAGTTCCTAATTCACATTTTGGTAAAAAAGTAAAGATAATTTCTTCAGGAACAGGATATAAATTATATGTTGCTAGTTCTGGATCTGGTGATTCAAATAATCCAGGATGTATTGAATATTTTGAAAATAGATCGTTAGATGGTTCGGTGTTTAGAGGAAACTGGAATAGAAATAATTCCTATACAATCGGTGAAACTGTATTATTTGCTGGCAAATATTATATTGCTAAAGAATCATTAACTGCAACAACACAAAATGACGGCACTATACTTAATACTAACTCGTTCGGTCCAATAAGTTGGAGACGAGTAATTGATACTGATTATAAAGGTATATGGAGCGTTTCTGAAGAATACAAAATTGATAGCATAGTATTACATGAAGGAAAGCAGTATAGAGCTAAAACTAATATTTCTCCGTCGAGTGAAATAAATGAAAGTAATAATCCAGTAACTTCGATAGCTTGGGAACTATTGCAAACAACAGTCGAATATCAAAACTTTATTCCAAACTTATCTAGTAATATTATCGATAGTGATGTAACTTTTGATACATCTAATATGGTTAGCTTCATAGAAGACTTTGTAATGAGTGATGCAGGTGAAGTACTGATTACAAAAGTTAAAAAAGAAAATCCTGATAGTAGTATTCGTGTTGAAATACTAGTTTATAGATTAGAATTAGACGGCAGGTATATTCTAAGTCAGACTATACCAGAGCCTACAAATCCTAGAGAATGGGGATATAGTTTTGACATATCTCCAACTGGCGATAAGTTAGCAATTTCTGAACCGCATAATAGCGAAGTAGGAAATAATTTTGGTAGAGTACATGTATATTCAACAGTCAATGGCCAGTTTGAATTAAGCCAAGTACTTGATCCGCCTAGAAATACAGTTTCACTTAACTTTGGGTACTCGGTATCTTACGGAACTGAAGTTTTATCAATAACAAGCTTTGCTGGACGTATTCTTACAACAACTATTTTCGACGGTGACGAAACATTATTTGATTTAGATCAAACAGAATTCCAGAAAGTTAATTATGATCCAGGTGTAGTTTACATATATGAAAATGTAAGAGATAAATTAATATTCTCTGAAAGCATTGCATACGATAATGTAACTGATACATTTAGAGAAAAAGTAATATTAAATGAGAATCATATATATGTAGCAGTTCCGGCAAAGGAAAATAATCTATATACTGGTGCATTATACGATTATAGAAAAAATAAAGCCGATAAAGGATGGAAACTATTAAGAGAACGCATTAATCCAGTCGACTTAGATAAAATTAAAGGTGTGTTTTTGTATAATAGACGTAGTAACTCTGTTGTGTCATACTTAGATTATATCGATCCTATACAAGGAAAAATAGCAGGTCCTGCTGAAAAGAATATTAAGTTTAAAGTTCCATTTGATCCGGCTATGTACAACATAGGCGCTTCAGCTAATACATTTTATTGGGAAGAAGAGCAAGTTGGTTTAGTATGGTGGAATACGTCTACGGCGACATTTACATATCCTTACCAAGGTGATATTAATTATCAAAAAGATAATTGGAATGAACTACAGCCTAATGCTAGTATTGATGTATGCGAATGGGTTGGATCGGAATTATTACCAAGTGTATGGGATAGTATTACAGATACTGCTGACGGATTAGCACAAGGAATTAGTGGCACAACATTATACGGTGATGATCAATATAGCAAAAAGTTTGTATACGATAGTGAAAGTCAAACATTTACTGAAAAGTACTTTTATTGGGTTAAGAATTCAAAAATACTTCCTTCAATTAAGTCTCGTACACTTACAACATTAGATATTGCAAGGCTAATTGCTACGCCAAGGCAACAGGGTTATAGATATGTAAGTTTATTATCTGATAATAGGTTAGTCTTAAATAATTGTTCTTCATTAATATACAATGACGACATTGTACTTGCAATACGTTTTGATAATAATAGTAAAGTACAAAATCAGCATTTGGCATATAAACTAATTACCGACGGACTTGATACCAGTTTACCTTCGAGTAACATTGAATTAAAATGGTTTGATAGTTTAATTGGTTTTGATGTTAATAATAGGCCAGTTCCGGATATTTTGTTAACTGAAAAACAAAAGTATGGTGTACAATCATCGCCAAGACAGGGTATGTTTAAAAATCGCAACGAAGCATTAAAGCAATTTATTGAACGTGTTAACTATGTATTAGATAGAAATTTAATTACAGAAAATTTTGATACGTCGGCATTAAATAGTTTAGATCCAATGCCAAGTATTCAGTCTAGTGTGTTTGATTTAATGGTTGATAATGAAACACAATTATCAGTTATTGGAACAAAGGTAAAGCAAGCAAAACTAAAAGCAATTATTACAAATGGCAAACTTATCAGAGTTGAAATATTAGATCCGGGTAAAGGATACAAAACTCCCCCAACACTTACAATTATTGGGCAAGGCCAAGATGCATTATTAAGGTCGACTATTAACAATTTAGGACAAGTAACAGCAGTCGAAGTTCTGTCAGCAGGTAGTAACTATGCTGAAAATACACAAGTTAAAGTACGCTTGTTTAGTGTCTTAGTCGAAGCTGACACAGCTATACAAGGTAAATGGGCTATATATTCATACGATGATATAGAATTAAAGTGGAATAGAGTTAAGATACAAGGTTATAACGTTACTAGATATTGGAAATATGTTGATTGGTATAAAGAAGGCTATAGCGTACTTACTACACCAGATCGTATTGTAAATAATAGTTATGAATTAGCAGATCTAAATGATCAACTCGGAAGTATTGTAAAAATTGAAAATCACGGCACTGGCGGCTGGACATTACTGAAAAAGGTAAAAACAGAAGTGTTTGAACCTTACGCTAACAACTATCAAATTATTGCTAGAGAAAACGGCACAATTAATTTTAAAAATAATTTGTATACATCAGTTACTAGTGAGTCGGGCTTTGATAATAAAAGTTTTGATTCATCATTATATGATATCGATCCTAGAAAAGAAATGCGTATAATTTTAGAAGCTATTAGGGATAATATTCTTATTAAATCTTTAAAATTAGAATATAATCAGTTATTTATTGCATCACTAAGATACATTCTTACAGAGCAAAATCCAGATTGGTTCTTTAAAACAAGTTTTGTTAAAGTTAAACACCTAGCTGGAACACTAACTAAGGACACTACATTTAATGTTGATAACTTAGATAATTTTAAAAAATATATCGAAGAAGTTAAACCTTACAAAACTAATATTAGAGAATTTGTGAGTAACTATAAAAACACTGAGCAGCTACCGCTTAGTACAACAGATTTTGACTTACCTCCGTATTTTGATTCATTAACTAATAAAATTACTCCAGTAGCGGTAAAAGTTAAAGACGGTAAATTAGTTACATCTAGTAAATTATTAAATGATTATCCTAGAAAAAATTGGACTGATAATATAGGTACATCAATTACTGAAATCATTATTTTAGACCCTGGAACAGAATATATATTACCTCCAAAAGTTGAAATTATTGGCAACGGTACTGGCGCAACAGCACAGGCATATGTAGGGTATGGTAAAATTACAAATATAGTTATTACTAATAAAGGTAAAAATTATACATTACCTCCTACTGTTGTAATTACAAATCCTCCTAATTCAGAAGGAACCGTAGCTAAGGCAATAGCAATAATAGGCGACAGTTTAGCAAGAACAGTTTTAACGTCTGTAAAGTTTGACAGAACAAGTGTAGATAGTCTTATTAATACTAATACATTAGATATGGTAGAAACATTTGTAGGATCGGGTAATAGGACTAAATTTGAATTAAAATATCCAATCAACTTAGACAGGAGCACAGTTGTAGTAACTGTAAATGAAAACGATGTTCTAAGTAGTCAGTATACTATTTCAAATAAAAAAGATACATCAAAAAGTTACACACGATATAATGGTGAAATAGTGTTTGATACAGCACCTGTAGTAGACGGTAATCTTGTAATAACTTATAAGAAAAATTTATCAATGCTGAATGCAGTAGATAGAATTAAATTTGCTTACACTAGTGGTGATAATAATTTTGGTAACGACTTAGCACAACTAATGGACGGTATTGACTACGGCGGAGTTGAAGTTAAGAGTTTTAACTTTGACACTAATATTGGCTGGGATACACAAGGCTGGTTCACTGATGTTTGGGACGAGTTTAATAGCGTATACGAAGACGAAGTTCATATGTTAGACGATTCGTCTGCAATTATACTTGATAAGCCTCTAGAAGATAATGTAATTTATAATGCATATAGAGTAAGTTATAATGTTGCAGGTAATATAGTTTCAAATCAACGATTAGATGATCCTGATTACGGAACAAGTGCAGTACAGAACTTAGACGCAGTGTGTGCTAGTATTGTTGGCGACGGTAGCACACAGGTTGTTTACTTATCTGACCTTAACATTACTTCAACAAAGAAGGCAAATGAAGATAGGGTTAATATTGTTATACGAAAAACTACAAGTGACGGAAGTATTCAAACAGATGCTAGAACATATGATTTAGATTTAGATGGTGGATCATTAAACTATACAAATGCAAAGGGTATAACAGCAGAAGAAATAGTAGTCGACGGCGATAGCTTTGTAACACCAGAAACTAGTAAAAGTGTCGAAGAGCTTGTTCCAGGACAGGTGCAAGATACACTCGATATTCAAGTTACTACTATTGGTGCAGATTCAACATTAGTTCAATATAGAATTTTTAAAGACATTCTTAATAAAACATCTTACAGTAGAATTGACACATCACCAACTAAAACAACAAAAGCAATTACACAGTATAGTTTATCAATCGAAGTAGACGATGCAAGTAATTTACTTGAGCCTGATAGAACAAAGAATATTCCAGGGGTATTGTTTATTAATAAAGAACGTATTGAATATTATATAAAAGAAGGTAATACATTAAAGCAAATTAGAAGAGGTACGTTGGGAACAGGAGTATCAACTATTATTCCAGTAGGAACAGATGTTATTGTTTCTGATTTGAGAAAGTTGGTGCCTTATGTTGATACTACACAAAGTCAAACAGCTACTAATGTAGATACAGTTGATTTAAACTTTTTACCATTAACAAGTGATGAGTTTGAAGTATTTGTCAATGGTATACGTTTAAATTCAAAATCTATAGATAAATTTGATCCAACTTTAGGATTAGATTCACCGGAAGCTGATGTTATTGTTCCTGCAGATTTTGAAATTGAATATTTTAATAACGATACGCAGGCAAAAATTAATATTATTAACCCGTCAATTATGGCGTTTGAAAATAAAAACATTGTAATTGTAAGAAAAAAAGGAAACATTTGGCATCGCCTAGGCGAGTCAATAACAGAAACAGAAACTGGTATAGGATTTTTCCTAAGAGCAGGAAACTAATAAATACAGTATAGGAAACAAGAATAATGAATAGTATAAGCGATTTAAACGGAGTTTCAATTCAAGGTCATATTAAGATATATGACCCAACGAATGGTGAAATTTTGGTACAAAAAAGAAATGCTATACACTACGAAAATATGAGTGTAGCATTAGCAGAAAGTATTGCAAATATGAGTCAAGGTTTCATATACGAAATGAACTTTGGCAATGGTGGGACATCAGTTGATCCTACAGGCATCATATCATACTTGACGCCAAACAGCACGGGCGCAACAGCAAGCCTTTATAACAAAACTTATAGTAAAGTTGTAATTGATGACGGGTCACTTAATAGAAATCCAAATAATAACTATGTCGAAACAAGACATGTAAGCGGAACAAACTATACAGATGTACTTATTAGTTGTTTACTTGACTATGGTGAACCAAATGAGCAAGATGCGTTTGACAATGCAACAGATATGAACGGCGATTATGTATTTGACGAATTGGGATTGAGAAGTAAATCAAGCGATCCAGATGCAGATGGACGCTTAATTACACATGTAATTTTTCATCCTATTCAAAAGTCACTTAACAGATTAATCCAAATTGATTATACGGTAAGAATACAGAGTCTTTCAGGAGGTAATAGTTAATGCCATATGAAGTTCGATATAGCGATGAAGCTAATAAGGGTGTAATTATTGTTGAAGATAGTTTGATTAACAATGATACAAGTTTACAAATTCCAGGCAAGAATTCTACCGGATACGGTAAAGCTGTTGCAGAAAACTTTTTAAATTTATTAGAAAACTTTGCATCACCAAATGAGCCGTCGGCACCGGTCGAAGGTCAGCTTTGGTATGACACTAGTGGTATTGAAAGTCAACTTAAAGTTTATGATAGTACACAGTGGAAAACAGCAAGCGGATTTACAAAATCTTCTATTAAGCCTTCTGCATCACAATCTACGCCAGGTGACTTGTGGGTTGATATTAATAACCAACAATTATTTGTTTATACCGGAAGCGGATGGATACTAATTGGACCAGAGACATCCTTAGGTCTATTAACAGGCGGCAAGACTGAAGAAATTATTACTACTAGTGATGATATAGTAAAAGTTTTTACACTTTATTTAGAAAATGTCCCGTATGCAATTTTAAGCGGAACAAACTTTACGCCAAAGGCTAAAATTGATGGCTTCTCACAAATACAAAAAGGCCTCACAATTAGAGACGAAACACCATTTGAAGAGAATAATCCAATTAAATTTGTCGGCGTTGCAGAAAAGTCAAGAGCATTAGTTGTTAGCACACCAACAGGTTCAGAAACAATCGCTGCTGAAAATTTTATTAGAACTGATACTGCTGGAACTATTAATAACGAACTTCGTGTTAAAACTAATGAAGGTTTAAAAGTTGGATCTGAAGACCAGCTTAGTATACGTGTTAATGGATCTAATATTGAGATTAGAAATAACAAAGATGTTAGCTCGATTGATTTGATTCTTAGAGACAACCAAGCGTTTAATCCTGTACTAAGAGCTACAAGTGCTAGAAAAGTTGGAATAAACAATACAGCACCGGAATCAGAATTACACGTTATTGGCAATGTTAAAATTACACCAGGTGAAATTTCATCAGAAAATAAAGAAGGTACTCTTCAGGTATATTCAACTACTGAAAGTACAAATATTAACACAGGTGCTATTCAAACATTAGGCGGAGCCGGTATTGCGCAAAGTTTAAATGTAGGCGGCGACTTTTCAGTAGCAGGAGTTAGCACAATTGGAAACAATATGCTTCCATCAGTAACTGAGCAATACAACATTGGATCAGAAGACACTAGATTTAATAATGTATACTCGTCTAACTTTATTGGATCAGTTACAGGTGATGTTACAGGTAGATTAAATGGAATTGCAGACAAGTCAAACAAGTTAGCTACATCGACTACATTTACATTATCAGGTGATGTAGAAGAATCAAGTTTTGATTTTGATGGGTCAACCGGCGGCAACACTAAAACATTTAATATTGCGATTAAAAACAGTTTTATTGCCTCAAGAGATAAAACTACTAATGTTGCAGGCGCTGATGAAATACTTGTTAACGTAACAACAGGTGATACCGGTGTACGTCGAGTCACGAAACAAGACTTTATTAAAACTGTTCCCATTACACCAGTAGGCTCTATACTACCGTTTGGCGGCATTGAAGCACCAGACGGGTGGTTAATATGTGATGGTACAGTAGTACAAAAGTCATCTTACAACAATCTATGGCAAGTAATTAAGCATAATTTCTTAGATCCGTCATTATTAGCAGACGGAGGTGATTTAACATTTGCTATCCCAGATATGCGCGGGCGCATGCCATTAGGTGTTGATAATATGGGCGGTACTCCGGCAAACAGAGTAACAGGTTCGATACAAAGTTTCACTAATATTCAAGGTATTAACACTATTGGTACAGGATCAGATGCTGTATTTTCTGTACAAGCAAATAACGGAACTTATAGTGTACAAGTAACTAATCCGGGACAAAATTATCAAATAGCTGATAAGATTGTTGTTTCAGGTGTTATATTTGGTGGCGCAACACCAACACACGATTTAATAATTACTGTTGATTCGGTACAAAATAACGGAATAAAAACTTTTAGTATTATCGGTAATGCATTTACTGGAATTGGCGCAGAAAAAATTGGCGCTGCGCTTGGTTCGCAATCTACATCAATAACAACTAAAAACTTACCAGAGCATGGGCATAAATTAGCAGGACAAGAAAGTCAGTTTTATTCAATATCTCCACGTTCTGAAGATCCTAATAATCCAGGCACTTTACTTACGGACACTGACGCAGAACCGCTTGCAATTGAAGCAGGTGTTTCGTCATATCAAGGTAAACCAATTACAGGCGGCGTAAACACCGGAGACGGACTTAGTGTTCCTCTCAGCGTTATGAACCCGTACTTGTCTCTTAATTATATTATATATCACGGGAACGATTCATGAGTTATCAACTTAACAAAACAGATGGCACAATATTAGTAGATCTAATAGACGGCAAAATTGATAGTAACAGTACCAACTTAACGTTAGTCGGTAGAGGTTATAGAGGTTATGGAGAAGTTTTTAACGAAAACTTTATTAAACTACTAGAAAATTTTGCTAACACTGCTGCACCAAGTAACCCGTTAAGTGGACAACTATGGTGGGATACATCAAGTGAAAAATTAAAACTATATACAGGTACACAATGGAAATCAACAGGAGAGCCGTTTGTACAAGGTACTAGACCTGCTGAGCTTACTGAAGGAGACTTTTGGTTTAACAGTAGAGATGATCAACTATACTTTTTCGACGGTACTGGCGATCCATTACTTATTGGACCTAGCTATACAACTGCTCAGGGTAAAAGTGGAATATTTGTAGAAAATATTAGAAGTACAACAGGTGCTAATGTTGCAGTTATAAAATTGTTTATTGCTAACGCCGAAGTTGGATTATTTAGTAATGTAGAATTTATTCCAACTATCACAGAACAAGTGCCACAGCTTGTAAATGATAGTAATCCTAATGGTATTATTTTCCAAGGTTTTAATGTTTTTGATAAAACTAACTTTAAATTTATTGGTGTTGCAGAATCTACTGCTAAATTAGAAACAAGTGACGGCGGATTTTTAACATCAGATCAGTTTTTAAGAAGTGATACAAATAGTCTTACATTAGGTAAACTTGAAATTAGAAATTCAAATGGTTTGCAATTTTCAACAGCATCAAACAATGTTGTAAATATGCGCCCACAAGGTAATGATTTCTTTATAGAAAATAGTTTAAACGCAAGTGATTTAAGAATTCGAGTGCGTTCCGGCGCAGCACAAGGACAAATTGTCGATGCTATACGTATTGATGCTAGTGAAGGTAGAATGGGTATCTTTAATGTTGACAGATTACCTCAGTATACTTTTGATGTTGAAGGTGATTGTCGAATTACCGGTAACTTGACAGTTGAAGGTGAACAGTTAAGTGTTGAAGTTACGTCATTACAAGTTTTGGATAAAAGTATTAAACTTGCAGTTACAGGTGACGGCGAAGCTGGACCTGATACAATTGCATATGGCGGCGGTATTGTTTTAAGATCAACTGAAGGTGATAAGACTATTGTATGGAAAAATACTCCATCTAAGCCTGAAGGAGCATGGTACTTTAACAAAGATATTAATATTGAAAGTGAAACTGGTGCGTTAACAATCGCCGGTCAAACAAAAATTGCAGGCGAAAGTTTACAGAATATTACCTTTGCAGATGACCTTGTTAGAATCGGTACTCTAGTTAGTTTAAACGTTGACAATTTAAACTTTGACGGTAATACTATTACATCAACTACATCGTTAGCAATAAACAGTCAAAGTGATATTAATATTAGCGCCGGCGGCGACATTAATTTAATACAAGGTCGCAAGATAAGAAATCTTGCACCACCGGAATTAAATCAAGATGCTGCAAATAAAATTTATGTTGATAGTTCGTTCCTAACAGCTCCGTTGACACTTACATTTGATGTTACTGGGTTTGATAGTGACGCTGGAAACTTAAATTACTATACAACATTAGCAGGCTATATTCAAGATTTGTTTCCAGCTGAATCACGTAACATTGGTAAGATTGCAAGAATTCATACAGTTAGTTATTCGAGTATTCAAATTAATATTGATAGTGCTAAAAATGTTAACACAGTGGCAGTTGACGCTGGCGGGTCACTTAACCAGCCTGTTGTGCGAGATATTGCGTTTAGTAATATTGACTTTGCATCACCGAATAGGCAGCTTTTAGAGTACGAAATTGAAGAATATTTTGATCCAGGCACAGGTGCAACAGCACCAACATGGGTCCATCAACAGACAACACAGTATTAATAGATAAATACATACAATAAATTAGAGGAAAACTAGTATGGCATACCAAATAGATAGATTTGATAACTCACAATTAGCAATTGTTGAGGACGGCACATTGGATCAAACAACTAACCTTAAGCTTATAGGTAAAAACTATGCAGGCTACGGCGAAATTCAAAACGAAAACTTGCTTTTCTTACTTGAAAACTTTGCAGGCGGCAATGCACCTACAAGAGCTATTAGAGGACAAATTTGGTTTGATACTACATTAAACAAAATTAAATATTTTGTTGCAAATGATAATGCACTTCCAGGAGTAGGGTACTGGAAAGCTACAGGCGGATCAGAAGTTAACGCAATTACTCCAAATGGATTATCTGAAGGTGACTTTTGGTGGAATAATAGCACACAACAGCTATATGTATTAAATGCAACAGGTGACTTTGTACTTGTAGGTCCACAAGTTGCAGGTACAGGTGTTACTAACATGATTAGTGCAGAAGTACAAGATACAACTGGTGCATCAAAAAGTATTATTCAAGCTGTTGTTGATGACACTATTATATACATTATTAGCTCAAGTGAATTTACGTTAAATGCAGTTAATCCAATTGAAGGGTTTGACAGAATACGCAAGGGATTAACATTAAAATGGACTATGAATGCTGATGCTGGTGTTACAAACAGTGCAGAAGTTGCAGATAGAGTATTTCAATACCACGGCACAGCTTCAAATGCAGCAAAATTAGGTGGAATTAATGCATCTGAATATCTAACTGTTTCAGCGCCAAACTTTGCTAATACTGTTACTTTTTCCGACACAGGATTAACTATTGGTAACGGACTTGATTTAAGAATGTATGTTGAGTCAGATGATAAAGCAGTTATTGAAAATCAAACAGGTAATAATAGTGAAATACGTTTCAAAGCAACCGATCCAAGTGGCACAGGAATTCATTCAATTACTGTAAAACATAATATGATGTTACCAGCTGTTGATAATTCAATTACATTAGGTACTCTTAACACTGCATTTAGTGAAGTGCATGCAACTAATTTTAGAGGTATTACTGATAAAGCAACAGAATTATATGTTGAAGATGGCACAACTGTATACCAATCAGGTAGCTATGCTCCGACTCCAAATAAACTTGTTTCACGAGACGGTAGTGGTAATATAGAAGCAAACATTATCACTGGTACTGCAACACAAGCTCGTTACGCTGACCTTGCAGAAAAATACACAACAGAAAAAGAACTACCAGCAGGAACAGCAGTTGCAGTTTCAATTAAAGATGAGTATGAAGTAATGCCAGCAAGAGCAAGTAATCTTTGCATTGGTGTAGTATCAACAGACCCTGCATTAATGATGAATTGCGAAGCTGAAGGTCAGTACATTGGACTTAAAGGACGTTTGCCTGTAAGAGTAAATGGTCCAGTCAAAAAAGGCCAAGCAGTATATGCATGGAACGAAGGTGTATGTCGTACTATCGAAACTACTGCACTAGTTGGCGTAGCACTAGAAACAAACTTAGATGAAAATGAAAAACTAGTAGAGTGCGTTCTTAAAGTATAAGGAAATAATATGTCCTTTGGCAGTTTAATAACAGCGTCAAGGTTTAACCTTCTGCAAAATAGAATTGCATCTATACTCGGCAACGGCACATCAACAAATGGTTACGGACAAGGATTATCCGGCTATGGAGGCCGGGTATCAAGTCGTGAAGTTTCTCGTTTAGACGAAAGTGTACGAAATATTGTTACTGCTGAAAATTTAAACGAACTTTATATAGATATATTACGAGCACGTATACATCAAATTGGTTTAGAGAATAATGAAATTACACCTGTTATTCGAAATGCAAGACTATTTCCAAATCAAAGCCTAATAGCAAATGAAACAAGTAATTTATTTAATGCAGGCGGCGAAATCTTTACAGATACTAACGGAGTTCGATATACCTCAATTGATCCTGATGGCGCACTAAAAGGAATGGCTGATTTTGAAAGAATGATGACATTGGTTGAAGTAAACAAATATGACATACATTCGTCAATGAAAGTTTCAGAAACAGGCAACTCTATATTCAGAGTACGACCGTGGGACTATAAATTAATACACGAAGTTATTGTTAGATTTCGTAATGCAAATCATCGTCGACACTTTTTTAATAGCGGCGGCATAATTGAAATGAGTGCAGTATTAGAGAATCCAGCTGGGAATAAATCATTAGATTGGTCACAAATTGTTGCTACTGCTGGTGTAGTACAGTTTGGTCATAATTTTACAACATCGACCAGCACTGATACTACACAGCCGCCGACTGTATTAAGCGATAAGGGAAATTATCAATTAACATCTACATACGATAATTATTTAGACAGTTCAGTTTTGCAACCGTTGTATAAAAAAGAAAGCCGAGGCGAGTATAGTAGTGGGCAATATGTTGATAACTCGTATTCAGTAAGTGCAAAGGAACTGTCATCATCTGAAATACAATTTAGAATGACATTTGACGATGCAGCAAGCGACAGTTCGTTTGATACAGTCAACGGAACTTTGCGTAGTCAAATAGGCCATGTTCGTTCTAAAGGTACTTTTCCTAATCTAGATGATATATACTTAAATGTAGAAGTACCTGCACCGTATTACGAAGTTACTACAATTTTTTAGGATTTAAAATGGCCGTTGGAGACATAGTTACAGCAGAGAGAGTTAATCAATTGCAGACTGCAATTGATCAGATCCTTGGCTTTGGCGCCGGCGATTTTGGATATCTGCAAGGATTTCAGAAAAGCACAGGAAATTATGGCCCTGCGTTAACTAGCTACCAAGTGTCAACTGATCCGGCGGATAATCGAAGTGTTGCTACAGCAAATGATATAAACAATCTTTACGTTGATATTTTAAGAGCTAGAATACACCAAGTAGGTGTTGGCGGCAATGAAATAACTGATATTATTAAAAATACTCGTATCATAAAAGATCTTAATGTAATTGCAGATGGCGAAAGCTTTTTCGTAGATAACGACGGTGTTCAAACAATAGATCCAGAAGGTTTTGCTAAAGGTATAGCAGACCTTGAAGATCTTATGACAAAGATACAAGAAGACAGATTAATATGCCATTATTCACAAGGTGTATACGAAACAGGAATGACTTCGTTAAGAACAGATCCATGGAACGAATCAATTAGATTTGTAGGTAAAGTAGTATTTGATGATTTTCACCATCGTAGAAGTTTTTTTAACGCAGGCGGCGAAATTAGATTTCAAACAGAGTTAGAAAATCCAGATGGTCTTAAGTCAGGCGATTGGGCTGATTTATTAGCATCAGCGAGTGTTGTTAAATTTAATTATAATGAAACAATCACTACAGTACAAGGTCAGGGTCGTTTAATTGGAAATG